AGTTGTTTTGCACTGCGCCTGCGGGGCCACGTCGCCCACCATGCCGCCCATGAGGGACGCGCTGGCGGCGTCGAACAGGACGGTGAAGGTCAGCGGCTCGCCGTGGGTGTTGAAGGCGGTTGCATCGGCGTTGGCCAGGCGCGTGAAGACGGCCGCGGTGACTCGGGCTTCAAGTGCTGCGAAGGGGGCGGCCATGGTGCGTGCTGACGTGGTGGGTGTATGCGGCGGCTACAGTGCGCGGGCTGCGCCTTACGTTGCCACCGGCAGGTATTGGCCGAGCTTGATTTCGACCGTGCTGGACGGGTTGGCTGCGGCCGTGACGGCGACGCCGACGCACTGCTGGCTGGTCGTGGTCTTGTTGACGACTTTGTTGGTGGAGTCCCAGAACACGCGGTCACCCACGGCGATGGCCAGGGCGCTGGTCTTGCCGATGGTGACGACGCCTTCAGTCAGGAATTCACCGGCCGCGCCGCTGGCTACGGTGTTTTGTGCGATGCCGAAGAGGCCTGCGCCGAAGAGGTAGCCGACGCCTTTGGCGACGTCTGCTGCGGGCGTGAGGGTGAGGGTCTCGCCCTCTTTGATGTAGGTGATCATTGGGTTGGCTCCAGGGGTCGGGATGGGGTGCGGCCCGGGGCGGGTGGCCCCGGGGTGGCGCTGTTAGGCGGTGGCTTTCAGCAGGCCGCGGTAGTCAACGGCCTTGGCGGCGAAGTCGAGGCGGCACTTGTAGCTGATGCCATCGGTCTCGAAGCCGACTTCGGATTCGATGACCGGGCCTTCGGCGCCGTCGAGGTAGCAGTACTCGACCGTGTCCACTTGGCTGTTGGCGGCGGCCAGATACCAGGCGGTGGCGCTGTTGGCGTCCAGCACGGGCTCGACCACGGGCGTCACTGCGGTGCGGCCACCGACGCGGAATTCGTTGATTTCCGCTTTGGTGCTTGGCACGTAGTTGGCGCTGGTGAGGTTGTAGGCGGTTTGCTCCAGCGCGGCGGGCACGATGAGGTAGCTGGGCGCCAGGTTGAGTTCTTCTTGCTGCAGGCCTTTTTGCAGGCGCATGGAGGTGCGGCCGGCGCCCAGGGTGGCGATGGCCAGGGCGCTGGAGGTGATCAGGTTGGCGTGGCCGCCGGTCGTCGTCACTGCGGTGGCGTTGAACAGGGCGCCGCCGTCGGCCAGGTTGGCGTTGGCGGTGAGCTGGGCGTAGACGGTGCGGTTTTCAAGCCGGCGGGCGGCGAAGCCGAAGGCGGTGACCATGCGCTCGAAGGCGCGGAGGTCGTCGTTGACGATGGCCTGGCGGGTGAGGGACACGATGCGGCCATAGGTCAGCATGGCGTAGCTTTCGCCGCCGTCCGTCATGGCGCCGTATTTGAATTCACCGGCTTCGTTGGTCTGCAGCAGATCCGGGGCGCCGGCCAGCTGGACGACGGACATGCTCTTGAAGTCAGGCGCGTTGGGTGCGCGGCGGGCCCACAGGGCGTAGGTGCCGGCGTTTTCGTCGTAGGCGCTGCGTAGGCGTTTGTTGGCGACGTTGGCGAACAGGGTGCTGAAGTCGCTGGTGCCCATCATGCCGCCGGCGCGGAAGTTGAGCATGCGCGAGGCCAGCGTCATGCGGTCCAGGCCGCGGGTGTTCTGGCCGTGGGCTTCCAGGAAGTCGCGGCCCATTTCCAGCAGGCTCAGGCCGCGGTACTGGCGGCCGTTGTCGTCGAGCTTGACGGTGGTGGAGACGCGGTGCAGGATGGCTTGCTCGATGCCGGCCATGCGCACGGTCATTTCGTCCTGCACGGTTTCGATGCGGCCCACGTTGCGGTGGCCGCCGGAGGCGCTGTCGCGCCGGGCGAGTTCGGCCAGCACGGCCAGGCCGGCGTCTGCCGTGGTGGTGCCGGCGCGGATCATGCCGCTGGCGAGATGGGGCACGCCGTGGCGGGCGCACAGGTCGGCGATGTCGGCGGCGCGGGTGTCGGTGGTGGGTTGCGGTGCAGCTGCGGCGGCGGGCGCTGCGGGCGCTGCAGTTGCGGCGTGTGCGGCGTGTGCGGGGGTGATTTCCGTGGGGGCGGTGGTGCCGCCGGCGGCGTTGCTGTTTCCAGGCATGTTGCGGTTTCCTTCAGGGGTGGTTGCGGCGGTAGTGCCCACCGTGGGCGTTATTTCTGTGATGGCGCAGGGGTAGGCGCGCACTTCGTGGCCTTCGGCGTCTTGCAGGCGGCCGTTGATGCTGCGGACCTGGCTGTCCATGTCGGCAGGGATGGGGGTCAGGCTGACTTCCATGGGGGTCCAGCGGGTGACGCGGTATGTCCACATGCCGGTGAGTTCAGCCGGGGCCACCATTTCGATGGCTTCGCGCACGTAGCCGACGCTGACGTTGCGGATGACGCGGTCTTCGAGGTCTTGCACGATGCCGCGCACGCTTTCGCGCCGGCTGAGCTGGCTTTGCACGATGCCTTCGCCGTTGGCGATGGTGGGGCGGTCGCAAACGCCGATCTGGTCTTCCAGCGTGTAGGCGCTGTGGCTGTTGAGCAGCGGGGCGCCACGCACCAGGCGCTCGGTGTTGATGGCCTCGGACGAAACTTCGAGCTGTTCGATGTAGTAGCGGCCGTTTTGGTAGTCGTAGCGGCGCACCGGGGCGCCCGTGGTGAAGACCAGTTCAAAACGGGCTGCGGGTGCGGCCTCGCCTTCGGACGCTGCGGCCCGGGTGACGTTGCGGACTTCCATTTGCAGACCCACCAGCGGCATGTCTGCAGTGCGGGTCTGGAGCGTGTTGGGTGTTGGCATGACGCCGATGGTCGGCGCTTGGTTGTCTCATTTCCCGGAAATTTGAGACGATTTTGAAGGCTGTGTTGCGGCCAACAAAAAAGCCCGGCGGGCGCGGGCTTTTTGGGCTTGGCTGTGCAGCGCGGTCAGGCGGGTGGCTTGGCGGCGGCCTGCGCCTGCGGTGCCTGGCCGGTCTGGATCTGCAGCATGATGTCGAGGGTGCCGTCGGCGCGCAGGCGGTCGAAGTCGGTTTTCATTTCGGCAAAGACCAGCTCGGGTTTGTAGCCACGGCGGCGGAGTTTCTCGCTGATGGTGGTGAGGCCTCCGCTGATTTCGGCCAGGTCGGCTTTGATGTCTTGCTCGGGGTTGACGTAGTCCCACTTGGGGGTGGCCCAATCGACGGCGCGGTCGGTGGCGCGCATTTTGCCGGCCAGCGCGGCGGCGTCGACGAAGGCGTTCCAGATGGGTTCGCACAGCTTGGGCACGAGTTGCAGCCACTGCATTTGCTCGGCGTTGCGGCGGAATTCAAGCATGCTGACGCGGGCGCTGGAGAAGTTGACCTCGCGCACGTCGCCGGTCATCATCTCGTAGGTGACGCCCATGCCGGCGGCGATCAGGTGGAGCTGGTATTTGACGTATTCCACGTAACCGCCTGCGGCTTTGGGCTCGACCACGGTCAAATTCACGCCGCTGGGCACCTGGGTGATGCCGCCACTGGCGAGCATGCCGAGTTCGCCGGTCTGGCGTACGGTGTCTTGCGCTTCGGATTCGGTCATGCTCATGTTTGTGACGTCGCCGGAGGCGAGCACGCTCAGGCGGGTTTCGAGGTTTTTGCGCTGGAGTTCGGCGTCTTCGTAGAGCTGGACGTCGCGCACGCGGGCGATGACGGGGGCGAGGCGGCTGAATCCCCTGCCCTGCCCCGGGCGTTGGGGGGCGAAGAGGTGGATGATGCGCTCGGCCGGCACGGGGTAGCTGGCGGCTTTGTTGCGGCGCCCGGCGATGAGTTCACCGGGGTGCTGGTCCCAGATCCAGTAGTTGACGATTTTGCCAAGGGCGTCGTATTCGATGCCGTTCATGATGGCGTTGCTGCCGTTGCTGCCCATTTTGGCGCTGTCGAGCCAGTCGATTTCAAGCACCTGGAGCTGCAGGGGGACGGGCAGGCCGTCTTCGATGCGGCGGGCGCGCAGGCGGATGAGGACTTCGCCGTCTTGCTCCATGGCACGGTAGGCGATGGCCTGCAGGCCGTACAGGTCGTTGCGGCCGTCTGCGTCGGCTACTTTGGCCCATTGCGCATAGAGTGCGTCGATGGCTTTGCTGCTGCTGCTGAGGCTACGCGGGGTGATGCCGGTGCCGATGGTGTTGGCCACCAGGGATTCGAGGGCGCGGGCGATGTAGGGGACGTTTTGCACCAGGGCGCGCGCGCGGGTGCGCAGGGTGGCACCGTCGGCCAGGTGGTCAGTGTTGGCGCTGGCGCCTGCGCGGCGGGGGCGCCAGCCGTCTTTCTGGCTTGCGCCTTCGTAGGCGCGGGTCAGCAGCTCACGGGCGCGAAGGCGGCGCATGCCGGCATCTGGGCTGATGGCGCCGACGAATTGGTCGATGAGGCGGGTGGCGAGGTTGGCCATGGTCAGAACCCCCGCGCGGTGCTGAAGCGCACTGCAAAGGAGCCACGGCGCACGCTGCTGGTGGTGGTGCTGGCGGCGCTGGCCAGCTCGGCTGCGATGTCGTCGCGGGCTTTGCGCAGGTCGTCTACGCTGCGGTAAACGACTTTGCGCCCGCCGACTTCGACGGATTGTTCGCCGGATGCGATTGCCGTTTTGATGGCGTCAAGGTCTGCCTGGGTGTGGGCCATGGTGGTGTGCTGCTTTGCTGTGCCGTGTCGGAGTGGTCACGGTACTGGCGGCACTGTCTCATTTCCCGGAAATTTGAGACGGTTTTGATTGACCCGGTTGTTTCAGCATCCGGTACACCGTGGCCCGGCTGAGCCGCAGGCGGCGGGCGACTTCGGTGGCGTTGCGGCCGTTGAACAGGGCCAGCACCTGGCTGACGGTTTGCTGCCGCTCGGTGACGGGACGGGCCGCGATGTAGCATTCTTCGCCTTTGAATTCTGCCCTGACTGCGGCCTTGGTGGTGGCGATTTTCTCGGGCGGCTGGCCGGCGATCTGCGGGAATTCGGCCAGGATGTAGTCAAAGATGCGGTCGACCAGGTCGGGCTCGGCAGTTAGCAGGGCTTGCAGCGTTTCTGGGGTGTTTTTGGCTGTGTGCATGGGCGGTGCTGCGGGTTACCAGTCGCGGGCGAAGTTGGCGGGGGTTGGCTTTTTCCACGGAATGGCGGGTGCTTGCGTGGGCTGGGTGCTTTGTTTTTTGTAGCTGTATGTGACTGGTTGGTGCTGGTGTGCTGGTGTTTCTGCTGATTTTTCTGGTTGGGTAAAGAGGTCGGGGGCGGGTTGCACGGCGGCTTCGAGCTGGGTCCACTTGCGGTCGTCGTATTTGTGCAGGCCTTGGGCCATGGCGGCGTGAAGGGCGTAGTTTCTGCAGTCCATGACTTCGTTGCGTGGACGGCGCTTTACCCAGCGGTAAGACTCGCCGCCGTTTTTGCGGATCAGGATCCGCTGCTCGGCGGTGAGCTGTTCGTACCATTCACGGGGCAGGTCGGCGCTGAAGTGAAGATAGCCCGGCCCCGGGGCGCCGATGGCGAGCTGGCCCAGCAAGTAGTCTTTGGCGTTGTCTACGCCAACCAGCCAGAGCTTGATGCCGCGCGCCCATTTCTGGCCGCGCCAGTTGACTTCTTGCAGGCTGCTGCCGCCAACGATGTTGCGGCTGTCGTTGTTGTCGCCTTTGATGGCGCGCAGGTAAGGCAGGCGCAACTGGGCGGTGCGGGCCCAGTTGTAGACGGCTTGTGTCTGGTCGGATGAGTCAATGCTGATGGCGCTGAGGCCCAGCGAGCCGCCGGATGCGTGGGCTTGGGGGTAGCGGCGCTGCAGGTAGGCTGTGACCTGTTCCCAGTCGGATTCGCTGGCGGGGTTTCCTTCGATGGTGTGGTGGTCTATGGTCCACGACTCAAGGCCCCTGCCCCATGCCCACACGGCGATTTCCCAGCGGTTGCGCTGGACGTCTACGCCGGACGTGAGCACCAGGCCGCCCACGGGGACGGTGGCCAATGGGAAGGGTTCTGCGCGCTGCTGCAGGATGTGTTCGTCTGCGGCTTCGCCCTTGATTTCCCAGGTTTCACCCAGGGTCTCATTGACGAATAGCTGCATGGGGCCGACGTCGCCTTTGGAGAGGGCTGCGTGGGCTTCTTCAAATTCCTTTACGATGCTTTCCCAGCTGCGCTGCGGGCTGTAGGCGGCCCAGATGTGCACGCCCAGTGTGCGGGGTGGCTTGCACGGAATGCCCATGGCGTCGCGCCAGATGCGGTCCATGCCGTAGCGTTTGCCAGTGCGCATGCAGACCCAGGCGCCGGACAGTGGTTTGCCGCCGGGCATGTAGTCGGCCTGGGTGATGCTGCCATGGCAGTGGGGGCAGACGTGGCGCACGCTGGCGGGGTTTCCGCGCTCCCACTTCATGCCGTGGGCGGTGTCTTTGCCGCCCCATGACAGCGGGTGTTCGGCGCCGCAGTGGGGGCAGTCGATGTGGAAGCGGACAAAGGATTCGGCGTTGTCGCATGCGCGCTCAACGTGGCACAGGCCTTTCCACCTTGGGGTGGAGCCACCGACGAATTTTGGGTAGGGGGCGCCTTCAAGCCGGCCTTTGGCCAGGCCTCCGGGGTCGCCGCTTTTTTCAATCTGCTGGTCGAAGGCGGACCATTCGTCGAGGATGGCGACGGCGACGGTGATGCGGCGGTAGGCCCGGGCCGCTTTGCCGCCCAGCAGGTGCAGCACGCTGTCGCGGAAGGGTTTGAATTTGATGGTGTCTTCTGCTCCTTTGCCGAGCTTGCGGGCTTTGTTGACAGCCTGCACGCCGGTGAGCGGGTCGAGCACCGGGTCAATCTCGCTTTTGACGTAGCTGTCGCGGTCGTCGTCTGTGGGCTGCCACAAGGCCTGCTTGCGGCGGCGGTGGGCAATGTTGTAGGCGATGAAGGCGGTGATCATCTTGGTGTAGCCGACGCGCTTGGACTTCATGACGGCCAGTTCCTCGATCTGGTCGTTGCTCATGAAGTCAAGAATTCCGACCTGGAACGGCCAGGCTTCCCAGGCGCCTTTCTGGTGGCTGCTCTCGCCAGCCAGGACGAAGTTGGAGGCTGCCCATTCACTGAGGGTCTGCGGGACTTCGGCGCGCAGACTCTCTAGGCCCATGCGCACGGATGACTTGATTGCGGCTATGGCCTCGCGTGACAGCTTGGGGTTGGTGCTCATGGGGCGTCGTCGTCCAGGTCGATGGCGTCGTCGTCGCTTTCGAGCAGTGCATCGACCTGCTCGGTGACAAGGCGCGCGGTGGAGCGGATCCACTCGTTACGGGCGGAGGCGATCACCTGCATGACGGTGGCGCGCGCTTCTTCTGGTAAATCAGGGCAGGCCTTGCGCAGCGTGCCCTCCAGCTGTTCGAAGCGATCTACCACGGCGCTGGACGCCATACCAAGCACATCGGCCAGGGCACCGATAGGGGCGTATTCGCTGCGGGCGATGGCGTTTTTCATGGCCTGGCCGATGCGCTGTTCGCGGGCCAGGGCGGCGCGCTCTTGAACGAGGTCGAGGCCGCCGACCTCATCACCGAGCCGGCCGGCTGCCTGATCTCGCAGTCGCTCACAGTAGGCCAGCACCATCTGGCCCGTAGAAAGTCCAGACTCCAGTTTCCCATCATTCACCAATGCGCTGATAGCCTGCTGAGACACCCCAACAATGCCACCGACAACAGCCTGCGTTGCTGGAGACGACAGGTCAATCAGCACAATACAACCCCCTTAGCAACACCGCGAAACAGCGAAAGATCGCGGCGAGAATGACCCGCGTGGCTTGGGGTCTGGGAAGGACCCATGACGGGGGGCGGGCGGTGGTCATCGGGCGGTGGCGAGGGCTTCGCGCAGGGCACGGTCGAACTGCTTGCTGAACTCACGGTCGACGATTGGCTGGGCCAGGCGCATGAGGTCAAGGCGCTTGGTGTACCTGGCCGGCGTGTCCTCAAAGACGATGACGGGAATCAACTTTCCGGGCTTGCCTGGTACGCGGCGCCAGATGCCGATGGGCGCTTTGTCCCAGCCCTTGCCGGTGGGGCGGCCGTAGAAGAGCTGGATAGGTGCTGCGCCCTTGCGCCGGGATGCCGCACCCACCCCGAGCTTGCGGGATACTGCGGCGCCGAGCGTGCCGTCTTTGGCTGCTGCCTTGAGCTTGTCTGTGAGGCCGCGCGGGATGTTGCCGAAGGCGTTCAGCTCGACATTGCCTGGCAGCCTGATTCCGCGCGCTGTGGGCTGTCGGGTGCCGCCCGCCAGTTGCAGACGCAGGTAGCTGGCCTGGCGCTGCATGAAACCCACCTCTGCGGTGAGTGTGTTGCGGTCGGCCCGCTTGACGTAGACGCCGCGCTTGGTGAATGGCGCCGGGCGGTCAAAGACCCGGTCCAGCTCGGCCGGGATGGCGTCTTTGATGGCGGTAGCGGTACGCGTCAGCGCCACGGCCGCAGCAAATGCAACTTGCTTTTGCTGCCCGCCCAGCCGCGCCAGCACGTCACCGAAGTTGTGTTTGAGGTTGATCTGCATCACGCGGCTCCAGTCTCGTCCAGCGCCCGCAGCGCCTCGATCACATCCGCCTTCGACGGACGGCCCGGCTGGCGTGCGATCAGGGCCAGCATGGCCTCTTGCGCCTCGCGCCATGGCCGGCACGACCGCACCAGCCGGGCGCAGCAGCGCACGCAGTGCAGGTGGTAGCGGCCGGTGCGTTGACCACGGGCTGCGCGGCTGCAGTGGCCGCAGGGCACGGCAACACCTGGGTGCACAGGGCCATCATCACCACCCACCATGCCTGCACTCATTGCGCACCCACCAGGTCACCCAGCACCCACAGTGCCCGCGTGATAGCCGACTGCGGAACGTCGCCGCCGGCCTTGGCATAGTCAAGCACCAGCGCGGCGGCCAGCTCTTCGGCGTTGTAGCGGTCTCTCACTCGCCCATCTCCATGCGGGCGGCCTTGCGGTAGCTGCCCCAGTTGCACGGCACCCAGCGCGCGACCTCGGTCATGCGGTCGTACACGCGGTCACCCACGAACTGGCGGAACCCCTTGGCGTCCTGATTCGTCAGCAGAATCGTCGGCTTCATTTCGCGGTAGCGCCTGTCGAGCACATCGAACAGGTGCGTCTGCTCGCTCTCCGTGCCGTACTGCACGCCAATCTCGTCGATCACCAGCAGGGGCACATGGGCCAGGCTGTCAAGCAGATCCACCTCGCTTACGTCAGAGTCACGCCGCCAGGTGGACCGCAGCAGCTGGATCAGCTCCATGCACGTCATGTACCGCCCAACACAGCCCGGCATGAGCGCCTGCAGAATGGCGCCGGCCAGGTGGCTCTTGCCGGTGCCCGGCGGGCCGGAAAACACCAGCCAGGCGCCACGCTTGCGAACCTCGGACCACTCCGACACGAAGCGCCGCGACACCGCCAGGGCATGCGCCTGCCCGGTCGATTGCACCTTGAACCCATCAAACGTGCGGCCAACGAAGCGCGCCGGAATCGCCGCCCTGAGCAGGTGCTTCTCCCGCTCCGCCGCGGCGGCCTTCTCCGCCACCAGCCGCGCGGCCTGAACCTCGGCGCGGCGGGCATCCTCGGCACAGCCTGGGCACACCGTCCACACCACGCGCCGGCTCAGCCGGGTCCCGGTCGCCATGAACACGCCGTGTCTTGCGCAGTTTTCCTGCACCCGGCCAACAGGGATCATGGCCCCTGCGGCAGCCCGCGCCTGCACCAGCACAGGGCTTGCCGACCCCATCACAACCGCGTCAATTGATTGAGCCATCTGCGCTGATCCCTTCGTTGTAATCGAGTTTTTCGAAGCCGCTGTGGCGACCGGATTTCTTGACCTGAATCGCCGCCGACGCGGCCCCGCCACCGGCCAACAGCCACGCCGCCTGGAACCCCGTCCAACCCCGTTGGCAGCACAGCGACAGCACCGCATCCAGCGTCATGCCCGCCTTCTCCGCCTCGACCCGCAGCGCCTTCACGGCGGTGGCGGTCAGCGGCGCCTTCTTCGCCTTTCGCAGGGCCACAAAGTCGGTCAGGACTTCCGGGGTCACGTCCGTCAAACCGAAAATCTGCGCCGACATTTCCGCGCGATTCGCGCCTTGATGTTTCAATTGACGGTTAAGTGATGGTTCTATGATGGTTATGGGTGCAG